CCCGCGCCAGCTTGGGGAGCCATGAGATCAGCAATCGGTGTCGAATCCATAGTAGTTTCTTGCTGTTGACTCACATTTTTTTCTATCAAATTTTCGTCTACAAACGACGTGGAAGGTTGTTCAAGTTTTGGTTTTGTATCCAAAGGAACCATGCCATCTCCGGCATCTCCCAAATTCATGGTTCTAATGTCCGTCATTTAAGATAACGTTACTTTTTTTTAAAAAATACATTACGCATTTCACTCTGGATAATTTATTTTTTCTTTTTTGTACCACTCGTGCCCACTTTATTGATTGTGATTCCCATCTTCTTTGTAGCCTTTCGTGCGTCATCCTCCTTCTCCTGTAAATAGCGTGGATTATACATCTTTTTACTAACCTGCCACAACTGAGGACTACCAACTCTAAACCCCGTTCTAACCCTGGCTTTATACCAAAATACACAGTCTGTTATTTTATTAGATTTAACTGTGTTATCAAGTACAAGACATTCATAGTTTTCCGTACAAGCATCCATCACCTTACAAAACATATCAAACGAGGGAAAAATCCCAAAAAATGACTTATAGAGCTTTTCTCTGTTTTGTATGATGTTCTCACGAAGAATGAACACGTAATCCACATTTGCGCGCAATGCCGGTGGCAAATCCATCACGTACTGCATCGTGAGCATGAAAAAAAGTTTCCAGTGCCTACCATTCATGAAACACTGTCTAATACAGGTATCCTTGAGAAATTTACTATCATACATACAATCATCTAAAAGCATGAACGCCCCACAATTATCTTTTCCCGCACCAACTAACTTTCTCTGTCTGTTCATGACCCTTTCTATCGCCTCTCTGTCGTAATCTCCGTATATGAACAGGGGAGGGACAAAATTTTGATAAAAATGGTTACCTTCTTCTGTTCCAGATAGAACAATGCCTGCTGGAATGTGCTTTTTATGGAACATTATATCCTTGACCAGCGTAGATTTACCGGTGTTACGTTTTCCAATGAAAACACAAACTCGATCATCACTTATTGTAGCTGGATTGAATTTCCTTAACTGAAGGTTCATTCTGATATAAATGTGTCTTTTATTTTGGATAATTTTACTCACATAAAGTAAGATGGCTGGTCGTCTAAATTTAGCAGTCACTGGTATCCAGGACCGATGGCTTACCGAAGAACCCCAGTTCTCATATTTTCTTACGTCGTATAATCGTCATAGTAGATTCGCTCTGGAACAAATTGAATCTCCCTTCGATGGGACTTTGGATTTTGACAATATAATAGAATGTAGAATACCCCAAAATAAGGGAGATCTCATTCGTAACTTCACGTTGAAAGTTAATTTAACGGACCCAACCCCAGATGCGAGCGGGAACAGTCATCAATACGTCCCGTCGGTTTGTACCCGATTGATAGAATATGCCGACCTCTTGATTGGGGGACAAACTATAGAGCGTATTACTGGTGAATATATCTACATGCATCAACAATTAAACAATACAGATGATGACGTGGCACAATCCTTATATTTTCTAAATGGACATGGAAATCTATTGGGTTACACGACAGATTATACATATTTTATAGATCTACCGTTCTACTTTTATCGTCACCCAAGTTTAAGTATTCCTATATGTGCCCTCACGAAACAGCAAGTGGAAGTCAGAATAAAACTCCGACCGTTGAACAAAATTGTCAGGGATACACATACAGATTCAGTTCCCGCAAATCCAGTGGCCAAAATTAAACGAATTTCACTGGATACAGAGTTTGTATTCGTTTCCGAACTTGAAAGAGACTACCTAACTTCCAGACCTCTCGATTATTGTATAACTCAGGTACAATTATCTAAATTCCACATGGACGGGGGGCAAAAAACAAAGTCGGTGATGCTGAATTTCAAAAATCCGGTAAAGGAATTACTTTACTTTTCAAGGTTAGAAGAGTACGACGACGCAAACAAACACCTAGCCATGGAAGTCATTGAAAACATCGAACTTCGGTTCAATAATAATCCAGTCATAAACGCAGACGAAAAATTTTCGACATATCAACAACCATTATTAAACTATGTAAATTCTCCTACGGTATTAGGAATTACAAATCCTAATATAACACCCTACTTTGGAGTGTATTCATTCAGTGATGACCCGGGTGCCTCCTATCCGACGGGTCAGGTTAATATGAGTCGAATTTCTCATAAATTATTAACAGTCACGCTCGCGCGTGAAGGGGGAACTGGTGCCAGGCGATGGGTTCAGGTATATGCGGTGAATTATAACATTTTACGCATAGATGGAGGTTTAGCGGGTTTAAAATTTTAGCTCTCTATAGTAATAGTGATGGCCGGTAGAGTTCAACTTGAAACAACTGGACCACAGGACAAGTTTTTTACTATAGATCCACACTACAGTTACTTCCGGGAACATTTTGTAAAACATTCTAATTATTCGAAAAGTTTTATAAAGATGGATGTCGGTGTAACAGACTTTGGATCTTTAGTCAGATACAGAATTTCACCCAATCAAGGTGATCTTATAAAAACGATAAGCTTGGATGTTGAATTGAATCCAATTTCAAACGCAATGGCAACCGGTATGGGATGGGTTGAGTCTATAGGACATGCCATGATCGAATATGTGGATATTATCATCGGTGGAACTACCATTCAGAGAATACCATCCGACTATCTTCAGATATATTCCGAACAAAATTATACACAAACAAACCAAACCGGATTAAAACAACTCATAGGTAAATATCCTAACCGCACATCTTCTCTCCGTGCTAACAATCCAACCATATTAAGTCATTTAGGTGTTGCGAACAGCAGTCAAAAATATTTCATTGATATTCCGTTTTACTTCTATAGAAATCCAGAATTGGCCATACCCCTTTGTGCCATTGATCGTCAAGAAGTGGAAATTGAAATAAAATTAAGATCGGCGGAAGAGTGTATTGTCAATAACCAAAAAGTGACGATGGCGGGTGGCGTATCTTCATGGGCATCAAATGCCGGCAAGGGATATGGTTATGGTGTGGGTACATACTTACAAAATGGAAACGATATAGATGGAGAAGCAAGTTGGGATGTATCCGGTTTTGTCGTTTCCATCACGCCGGATGGTAAATATGCGGTAGTTGGTGCCCCGGATAATGATCCGGACAATACACGATTAAATGCGGGTCACGTGAGGGTATATTCAATAGAAGGGGCGACCTCACAAAGGGGACCGGACATAGATGGGTCAGGCGAGGGGGACGCTTTTGGATATACGGTAGATATATCTGCGGACGGTAATAGAGTTGTAATTGGTGCTCCCGCTCACGATTACACACCGAGTATTACGAATACGGGTCGCGTGAGAGTGTATGATTATAATTCGGGAACAAATGCTTGGGATCTTAATACTACAATAGACCCCCCGATATCGGACACTGTCGCAAATGCAAACTTTGGATATTCTGTATCCATATCTCACGACGGAACTGTAATTGGAATAGGGGCTTCCGGGTTAAATAGCTCACAGGGTAAAGCTTACATGTATAGAGTTGCGAGAGATAACGGTGTTATCGCTGGAATACAACCCGAAGGTACCGATAGTGGTAATGCTTTAGGTGACGCATTGGGCTGGCATGTCTCGGTCAGTGGGGATGGAAAAGTATTCGTCGCGAGTGCAAATAACCCCGACGGAGTAAGCTATGTCAAGGCGATGAAAAATACAACCGGTTCAACGTGGGTAACGACTGATTCTAATTCACCTTACATCGCCACGAGCGAAAACCCAACGGATGAATTCGGATTTTCGACGAGTCTCTCCTATGATGGACATGTTTTAGCGGTTGGTGGTCCCAAAAATGATGGTACGCAGACAGATGCCGGTCATGTTCGTGTATTTATATGGGATGGAGCCGATAATTGGTATCAGATGGGTACAGATATAGACGGAGAAACGGGATTTGATCATTCTGGTTCATCTGTCAGTATATCTGGAGATGGGAAACGATTGGCAATAGGTGCGACTTTAAATCCATTAGGCGCCGCAAAGGGTCATGTGCGTGTGTATGAATGGATTGGATCTACAGATTGGTCCAGTGCGCAGGCGAGTGCCTCATCTGGTAAATGGCAGCAGCGGGGAATCGATTTAGACGCCGAAGCGTTGGGGGATGATTTTGGTAACTCCGTTTCTCTAAGTAAGGATGGAAACAGATTAATTGTTGGTGCCCCGTCAAACGATGGTACGGGTCTAAATGCGGGACATGCTCGTATATTCGACTTTTTCGATAGAAGTTTCACTAAAAACCTCATAAAAAAGTTTTCGATTACCGCGGAAATGGTATTTTTAGATCCAGGAGAACGAATAAGAATCCAAAATGCCAATAGGGACATGGTCATCACACAAATCCAACGAAAAACGTTTGATATACCATATCGTGGTTCTCAAACGAATGAATTTGAGTTGGGATTTAGTAATCCCGTAAAAGAATTGTTTTTCGTCTTTCAGCGTGAAAATCTCAAAACAGTCGATAATTTTGTCCCTCCGTTTGACTATGATAATGTATATCTATCCGTGAATGATAGATTGCTATATTATGAGAACCTAGACAAACTAGAACTTATTCTCGATGACGAACATACTATACAAGGAAAAGCGGGTAGTTATATGTTTTTAAAAGCTGTACAATCCTCTATTCATCACTCAAAAACACCATTAATACGAAGATTCTACTCGTACAGTTTCAGTCTCGAACCAGAAAAGCCATATCCGACAGGACAAAGAAATTTCAGTCTCATTAAAAATCAGAGACTGATAGTTACGACCAACCCGTGTAACTCAGACAGGAAACTACACGTGTATGCCCTAAGTTACAATATTCTCAGGATAGTGGATGGAATTGCCCAAACTATTTTTGAGGACGCATATTAATGGAACAAGCCGCTATTGAAATTATTACACCCGTTTTGGAGCAGTCGGTGCTCCTGGCCGCAGACTACGCAAAGGCGTGTGGCCGTGATGCTATTTTATCCAAGGATTTCGAATACGCAATCAAATATTGTGCCATGAACACGATTGGTCAAAAGATTGGTTCTCATTTCCCAGAAATTTACGAAGAAGACTCAGAGGAAGAGTCTGACTCAGAAGATCCAGAAAATACCCTCGAAGTCGTAGATGAGGATGAATTGGAATTTACACCATACTCTGGCGAAGATAAAAAATTCACCGACGTAAATGAATCGTATGAGAGATGGGGAGACTGGGAACCCAAAACGCCGGTGGAGGAAATGATAAAAAACGCCATAGATAATAATGAACACGTCGTCGATCGAAGGATGGACTACTTCGACTAAA